AAGTAGATTAACTTGACCTTCCTGCGGGAAGACAATTTAGTATAAGAAGCTGAAAGTACAAGGCTTTTATTAACAAACCATAAAAAAAGGAGAATTATTATGGCGGCATCAACACCAGTTTCACTCGGACAAGTAAATGCGGGTGGAGCAGAAGACGCTCTGTTTCTAAAAGTTTTTGCAGGAGAAGTATTAACTTCTTTTGACAGAGCTTCAAAAACAGGCGGAGCGGAGTTAGTGCGAACTATCTCAAGCGGTAAGTCGGCAACCTTCCCAGTAATGGGCAGAATTTCCAGTGCTTACCACACAGCAGGAGCAGAAATACTTGGTTCTGATGTGAATCACAACGAAAAGGTTATTACGATTAATGACCTTTTAATATCTAGTGTATTCCTTTCAAATATTGAGGAAGCTAAGAACCATTGGGACGTAAGAAATGCTTACAGTTCTGAAATTGGCAGAGCTTTGGCTTATGCTAAGGACAGACACATCTTAATAAACATTGGTAGAGCTTCGGTTGCTTCGGCAAACGTAAGTGACTCTAGTTACCCTGCGGGAACTACACTAACAAATGCGACAATAGCAAGTGCAACTGCGGCGGATAGTGCAAATGCGTTCATTACTGAACTATTTAATTCGGCGAAAACTTTAGATGACAACTACGTTCCAAGTGAAGGTAGAAAATGTTTTCTAAAACCCGAAATGTACTACAAGCTGTCAAATGCGACTAATGCAGTAAATGTTGACTTTAGAGGTCAAGGTTCTATTGCTGAGGGTAGAGTACAAAAGATTGCAGGTATTGAATTAGTACCTGTATCTCACTTTGTAAACTTCCACGTTACTGCGGGAGTAGCAGTTGGTTCTTATGGTGCAGGTGGAACAAATCCATACACTATAAACCTATCTGACTACGCAGGATTGGTAAGTCACCCAAGTGCTGTTGGTACTGTTAAACTTATGGACTTGGCTGTTGAATCAGAATATGATATTCGCAGACAAGGAACGCTAATGGTAGCGAAATACGCTATGGGACATGATGTCCTAAGACCTGAAGCGGCTGTAGGAATTAAACAAGCGTAATAGTTTGTTTATACTATAACACAAAAACACTTAGAGAGGGCGTTGAAATATACGCCCTTTCTTACTTTAACTTCAAGATATGCCTAGTGGGTATCTTGATTAACTCGCTTAAAAAAGAAAGGAGTAACAATGACACTAGACTTAACACCGTTTAGAGCTTTCACAGTAGGCTTTGATAGCCTCTTTGATGAGCTTGATAGTTTTAAGACTGTTAGTTATCCACCATACAATATTGAAAAAATAAAAGATGGTGCATATAACATTTCAATGGCGGTTGCAGGGTTTTCAAAAGATGACCTGACAATCTCTGTGAAAGAAAATGTCTTAAAGATAAAAGGAAAAAAAGTAAAGAATGAGAAAGATTTTCTTTACAAAGGTATTGGTGAAAGGTCTTTTGAACAATCATTTAAACTTGCTGAATTTACGGAAGTAAAAGAAGTTAAGTTAGAAGATGGTGTTCTAAACATTTCTTTGATTCAGGATTTACCTGAAGATAAGAAAGAAAAGACAATCAAAATATCTTAATAGAAAGTCTAGGGGGGAGTTAAATCCCCTCTAGTTAATTTAACAAAGAGGATATAATAAATAATATGCTAGATAAAATAAACGCAATAGCTCTTGAAACAAAACATTTTTGGACTGAACACAAAAAAATTGTTCTTGTTTTTGGAGTAATCTTAGTAATAGCAATAATAGTATAGACGATGGCAACACAAATTACACCGACTACTGAATTACAAACAGTTAATCAGATGCTTTCAGTTATTGGCGAAGCTCCTGTAAATGCAATTACAGGCACAGTAACTACCGATGTATCTGTCGCTAAAAATATTTTAGATGAAACATCTATGTCAATTCAGTCTATGGGGTGGAATTTCAACACTCATTATGCTTATACATTAACAAGAGATACTGATAATAAAGTACCTCTACCATCTAACTGTGTTCAAGCAGACGCATCTGCACAATACCGAGATAAAAACTTGGTCATTCGTAATGGTTATTTATACGATATGGATAATCATACAGATGTATTTGGCACAGGCACAACCCTACCTACAGTGGACTTAGTCTTAGTCCAACAATTTGAACAACTCCCTGAATACGCAAGGCAATACATAGCCGCTAAATCAGCGAGACGTTTTGCTTCAAGATATATTGGAGATAAAGGCTTAGCTGAATTGGCAGGAAATGATGAACAAGAAGCATTAGCTTCTTTTAGACAAGCGGATAGCAGAAGTGCTGATGCAAATATTTTAGAAGGAGATACTAATACTTTTTCAATAATAAATAGGACTAGAAGGACTTATTAATGGGCGGCGTTGTTTCACAATCTATACCTAATTTTCTAAATGGTATGTCTCAACAAACTCCATCTCAAAGAGGAATTAATCAAGGTCAAGACCAAGTTAATTTCCAAAATAATATTGTAGATGGATTATCAAAGAGACCACCTTTAGAATATGTCGCTACATTAGATGCAACTAATGTCTTTCCTAATACAACTAAAATATGGAATATTCAAAGAGATGAATCAAATCGTTACATTTGTGCGTTCTATGACAATGGAGTTAAAGTCTACGACTTGGCGGGTAATGAAAAAACTGTCAGTTATCCTGATGGAAATACATATCTTAATACTACTAATCCTAAAGCTGATTTTCGTATGGTTAATATTGCTGATTACACCTTTGTTGTTAATAAGTCTATTACTCCCACTGCTGATAGTACAACATCTGCGGCAAAAATAGAGGAATTTCACGTTTACTGTAAATCAACAAATTATGGTAGAGAATATAAAGTTGGGGTTAATCACCCTGATATTGTTACAGCAGGATTTACTAACGGATATGAAGTAATATTTCAAGTACCTACAGGACACGATGCTTCTACAGATAGTAAATATAGAGATACATCTAAAATAATAGATATACTTTTATATGGTACTGCAAGTTCACATTATGATGCTAGTGCTGATGGAATAGCATTTAAAACAATTCGTGTTGATACAGGAGCAACTGTATCTAGTACAGAAGGATTGAATAATTATACTCCAATCACTGCGGAATTTACTTTTGAACAACACAATTCAGTTCTTTATGGTAAACCTACTGATGGAAATGCAGGTTATACTGTAACAACTGGTGATGGTTCAGGTGATACAGCGATGTATGCTGTTAAAGATAAAGTACAAGATTTTACAAAATTACCCTACTATGGAAAAGTAGGAACTATTGTCAAAATAACAGGTGATGAAGGAGATACTCTTTCTGATTACTATGTAAAATTTGAAGGAACAGGTGTATGGACTGAAACACTAGCTCCTGCTACAAGTTTAGGTTTGACAGATACTACAATGCCTCACGCATTGATAAATAATAATGATGGTACATTTACATTTCAAAAATTAGATTGGACAGATAGAAGTTGTGGAGATGCAACAGATACTAATACTAACCCTTCTTTTGTAGGTAAAACAATACAGAATTTAACTTTTTATAAAAACAGATTAGGAATTTTATCAGGAGAGAATTTAATTCTAGCTGAAAATGCTAGTTATTTTAATTTCTTTGCTACAACAGTTACACAAGTTTTAGATACTGACCCTATTGATATAGCGGCTTCAGGTACTCAAGTTAATACTTTGAAAAACTCTGTATCATTTAATGAAACATTATTATTATTTTCAGATACAGCTCAATATAAACTTGACCACGCAGGAGATACAATTAGTCCTACGACTGCTATCTTAAATGAAGTTTCAAGTTTTGAACACGATGATAATGTAACTCCAATAGGAGCAGGAAAGTTTGCATACTTTGCTCAAGCAAGAACAAACAATACAGCAATAAGAGAATACTATTCTGATGATGATACATTAACAAATGATGGTTTAGATATTTCAGTTTCAGTACAAACATTAATTCCAACTAATGCTTATCAAATTATAAGTAATACAGTTGAGGATTGTCTAGCAATTTTATGTTCTGATACAGCAGATGCACAGGTTGCACCTTATTCAGCAAGTTCAGATGTAACAGCAACTAATGCTGATACGATGTATATATATAAATATTTCTTTGATGGTGGTGAAAAAGTACAAACCGCTTGGTCTAAATGGGAATTTGCAGGTGTTAAAATACTTGGTGGATTTTCAATAGAAAGTAATGTTTATTTATTTACGGCTGAAGGACAAACAACAAAATTATTTAAAGTAGATTTAAGAAATTTAAAAGATGCAACATTAGGTTTTGGTGTATATCTTGACAAGATGGTATCAGTAACAGGTACATATTCAAGTGGCACTGATTTAACAACTTTAACTTCTCCGTATGGAGCAAAAACAGGATTAATGGCAGTTGATAAAACTGATGGAACAGATTATGCTTTAACTTCTGCTTCAAATGCAACTTGCACAATAACAGTTTCAGATGCGGCAAATATTGCAGTAGGTAGTACCATAACAATTACAGATAACGCAGGTGTATCTACAACTATGACAGCTACAAATAGTGACCCTGCTCCAGCTTTAGAATTTTCAGTTGGTGGTTCAAGAACGAATGATGATGTAGCAGATAATATTGCTGTAGGAAGTGGTGGAGTTCTTGGTATTAATAATTTAGCAGGATATTCAGCTCCAAATCCTGCGGGTGGAACACCTATTATTACAGTTACAAGAGCAGTGGCAGGAGATTCAAATTTAACTGTGACTTCTTCTGACCCTGTAAGATTAGCTGTTACAAATTTTGTTGCTCCTTCTTATACGTTAGTTGGTAATCATACTAGCTTATGGATAGGAACACCTTACGAATCTAAGTATACTTTATCTCCTCAGTATGTTAGAGAAAATACTGGGAGAGGACTTTTAGCAGTAACTACAGGTCGTTATCAAATTAGAAATATAGCATTAACTTACGAAAACTCAGGATTCTTCACAGCAGAAGTTACACCTGAAAACAGAAGTACATCTACAACTGTAATGAACGGATATGTTCTTGGAACTTCAGGAAGCACTATTGGTGCTCCTGCATTACACTCAGGAACAATTAAAGTACCAATACAATGTAGAAATACCGATTTTACTTTTGACATTAAATCTAGTTCACACTTACCTATGTATGTAGCAAGTGCTGAAGTAGAAGGTTATTATCATAACCGAGCAAATAGGATATAATGGAAAAAGAAAACTATGTGCGTCCTGCGATATTAGCTGACGCATTACAATTAGCACCTAAAGTTAGGATAGCAGATAGAGAAGAGATAAGAGCATCAAATGGTTCATCGCCGTTGGAAGCTCTTGTTATACCTTTCACTTATAAAAAAAGTAGAAGCTATACTATTATAGGAACAGCTAAAGAAGGAGTTATAGGTATGTTTGGGGTTGCTCCTACAAAAGACCCTGAATATGGAATAGCTTGGTTATTATCAAGTGAAGACTTATTTAAACATACAAAACAATTTATAAAAGAATGTCCTTACTGGGTATCACAAATGAGTGAAGGATATACTTATATATACAACTGGGTGGATAGGCGAAATTGGAAGTCATTAAAGTGGCTTCAATTTTTAGGCTTTGAAGCTAAAGAAGAAATTAAACAATATGGAGTGGGGAAATTACCCTTCTTACTAATGATAAAGGAAACAAATAAATAAAAATGTGTGGAGTAGCGGAAGCCCAATTAGCGTTAGCAGTAGTAACAACTGTATCTGATTTTCAAAATAAGAAAGCAGTTCACAAAAGAAATACAGCCGCTAATGAAGTTAGTATGCGAAATGCTGACCACGCATATTTAGCTGATTTATCTAAAATTGATAATGAATCAGGAAATGCTGTTAGAGAAAAAGCATTAGAAGAATTTAAAATTAAACAGAAAAAAGCCTTAGATATAGCAACAGCATTAAATTTAGGATT